AACTACGTTGACTGTAATCTGCTTAACCACATCTCCTTCATGAGCAACCTCAGTCTTCTCGATATAACCTCTTCTCTTGCCTCTAGTCTTCAGTAAAAACATGGTCGCTAAGGTATCACCTCTAGCAATCCTCTCCATTAACTTTTGTTCGCCAAAGTCAAGCATTATCTCCTCAGGCTCGATTTCAGCTAATCTCTTAGCAAACTCAGGATCATCCTTCAGCCAAGTCTTATACTGCGTCCTACCGACTCCAGAAGCCTCACACGATATGGTGATATTGCCAAAGTTCTCCTTATAGGCTATGATAAAAGCCTCTTTAGCTATTTCTTTGAATTGTGCGTTCATATTATCTATTCTTTGTTGGTGTGCGTATTGAAATAATGCTAGTGACCTTCTTCTCCAGGTTATCACAACCTAACCACTTGCCACAATTAGTGCATTCAAATTGTGTAGTCTTGATTTGACTAAACCAAACGTATCCATCAGTCTTAGTACCACATTTACAAGTGTACTCTCGTTTGCCGTAAGTATCTTTCATAGTTCTAGTTATTTTTTTGGTTTCGGTTTGCATCTATACATAGATAGAGTTCTTGGGTTCTTCCTATTCTGCTTCTGAGCTAACTCTGCTCTCAAGTACTGCTTAGGCTTCTCAGGCACTTCCTCAACAACCTTTAGCGTTCCCTTTACTGGAAAAGGTATATTAAGGCTGCTCATTGCACCTTTATCAACTCCATTCTTATATCTCAAGTCTAATTTACGTTCAGTCATCTCAAATGTTTAAAAATGTTAAAATCATTGTTTTATATCAGAATATTGGGGGGCACAAGGGGTGCAGAAATGGATCTACGCTAAAATAAACGGTAGGGGGTCCTAGTTGGTCCTTATATACCCTAAAAAACCCGTTTCTCGTGTTTACCCTATTACTTTTACCCGTAATTTTTTGACGGGCTTAAATAGGCTTAAAATGGCGTTTATATTCATTGGTTAATTAATGTGGTTGGTCGGTCAAAGTTAGGGATAATATTTAATGATTGTTGACTGACTCAAACGGCAAAAGTAAAACCCACTCAAACTATTATATTAATATACTACTACTACTATAATAGTAGAAGTAAATTATATTACTAATAGTACTTACTATATAATATACTATTAATAATATAATATTAAATTATTAATTAAACATTTGATAATATAATATTACTAATTCAATGGTGAAACACTGAATAAATACCTAAAAATAATTTATAAATATTTTAATATTTTTGAACTTTGTATTTATTTAGTACTTATCTTTATGTCCTATTAATAACAAACAAAAACAATTTTATGCAACACTTTTCAAACATTCTTTTGGTATCTCAATTCCTTTTATTCGTTATTATCTTGTCTAATATGGCAAGATTAGTATCTGATTATCTAATAACTAAAATAAAATAATATGAACACACACATTACATTAATTGAATTGTCTTTATTATTCATTGGGTCAATTCTTATCTACACATTAGCAAAAACAATTTGGCAAGAAATTACAAACAAATAAAACCTACATTATGAGAAACATTCAACAAATTACAATCAACGGATTTGATTCGCATTCACTTTGCTATTTAGAAGCATTAGGAATGTCCAAAGTATTCGAAGCCTATGCGTCAATAGGTGAAGAGATATTAGAAGATGGTATCGGCTTTAATCCTCATTCGGGCTATGTTTATATTGCTCTTGAAAATGGCGTTTCTATTTGTTCAATGCTCGGAAGAGATGTGGAATACTTAGTAACTAATATGAGGAATGGAGAAGAATACTTCTTTGAAACATACGAAGAAGCTGAAAACTTTGATACCTATTCATTAGAATGCGAAGATTAATTAACCTTTTAAATACTTACAAAATGAAAACACAAACAATAAACACATTTTCTTTTAGTGAATTAAACGAAAAAGCAAAGGAATTTGCATTAAACAAATACCGAGATTTTGGGACTTCTGATTATTGGTATCAAGATACATACGAATACGCCAAAGAGCATGGATTAAGAATTACAGGATTTGATCTAGATAGAGGGCAAAAAATAGATGGTGAATTTATATGGTCTGAAATTGAGGTAGCCGATAAAATTATGGACGTTTATGGATCTGATGCCGATATATATAAAACAGCTTTTCAATTCAGAAAGGAAAGAGATGAACTTTGCGACAATTGGGAATATATTGACGGAGCTCCAATAAATGAAGATCAATTAGAAGATAAATTAAACGAATTAGAGCAACAATTCCAAAAAGACGTATTATACTTTTATTGGAAAATGTTAAACAGCGAATATGAATACCTTTTTTCAGATGAATTTTTAGCAGATCATTTTGACAATATGGAATACCAATTCACTGAAAATGGCGTTTTTTATAACTTTTAAACTTTAATACCTATGAACTACTACAAATACAAAAATAAAAATATTACTCCCGCATTAGTTGAAAAATGGATTGAGTCTTTGTTAAAAGACTATGATGCAGACGAACTTTTGCAGATGCTTTTTGAATTAACAGCGAATAAGCAAAGAAGCCTTTTAATTGAAGAGATGCAAAGTCAACTTAAATATTTAGATTTTAACGTATTAAAATGCAAAACATTAGACGAAAAAATTAAATATGAAGCATTTTTAGACGAGATTAAGCCGTATTATAACGAAAGGAGCTTATTTGAATAAAGGTTAACTGAGGAGCTTTTAATAAGCGAAATAAAGGGGCATTTTTGCCCTTTTATCTTAACCAAAAATTAATAAAATGATTATTGAACGCAAAGAAAATGGCGTTATTGTTATCTCGGCAATAATTAACCAACAATTAGTTAAACAAACGTATTATTTTATGAGTATGAAAGGAGCAAAACAGTCTTTTAATACCTATGTAAGACAAATTAAAAAGAATTGGTACGAATATTTGGCAAAATAAGACGAAATAAGACGCTAAAAATATAAAGTAATGTAATGATATCAAAAACATATTAAACAAGCTAGAAACGTCTAAAAATGGCGTTTAAATTGATTTTAGTCAATTAGTCAATATATGGCGTAAAATATCCATGTTCAACCATTGATGTTACACCATTGATTGACTATGCAACTACTTTTCAGTTGCAGACAAAAACCCTCCAAAAACCCCATGCAAAAACTCCCCAAAAAACCCACAAAAATCTGGGGCAAAAATCTTTTGCATGGACAAAAACTTTTGCAAACCTTTAACAATATTTTAACAAAAAACTTTTAAATATTTACAAAAACTTCCTAATTTTACATTCTACAACCAAAACAAAAAACCCATGCACGAATTAATCACACTCAGTTATCAGATGAAGTGCGGTATTACTGGCACAATCATCGACAAAGGCGAACAAGCCTATTACAACTATCAGACAAAAACTTGCATTCATCCATTGGAATATGAGAAGAATATGAGCCAGGTCAAGATAGGTGATCCAAAAACCTATTTTACTAGACACCAAAAACTTAACAAATAAAACATAAAACACATGAAATTTGAATTCGTACAAGACACAGACTTAATTTTAGGTAGTACGATGTACTACACAAAGCAAGAAGGTATCATTATTAGTGGATCATTTAATAAGGATAAGGATGAAGCTTATGCCATCTTTGAAAAGCTAACTAATGGTTTGCCTTTAAGAATAACAGAAGTATTAGAAACAAAAACCTTACAAAAACCCTCACAAGAGGAATAAAACCAAAACCAATGTTGAAACTAACCCTAGAACAAAAGAAAAAAGGTATCAAAGAAGAGTTTACCTATGTTAACAGTAACGGAAGAATGTCAAAACAATACACCTACAAAGGGATGTATATAACTTGGGATAACCAAATCCTACATGGCAAATGGTATTACTGGAGAGCTAGTTATTATGCTTCATTAGATGCCGCAGTTCAAGGAATAGACAGACATATCAATCACTATAAAAACAGATAAACAAATGCTACAAATTACAGATTACAGAAGCCTTTTTAGGTATGGGGACATGAAGAAGATTATGGAGATAACAGGCTATAGTCGTTATGTTATTGAAACAAGATTAAAGAATAACGATTATGAGATGACCGAGCTAATAAAAACCTTTTATTCCAAAAAACTTGAACTACTTAAAAACCAAATAAATGATTACAGCGAAATATAGGACTCCAAGACAAAACCTATTTAAAAGAAAGATACACAATGTGGACCAGGATATAGTCAATAACATAGTAAAGCAAATATCTAATGTCACTAATTTACCTGAAAAGGTGATCACTAAAAAAGGTAGATATAGACCTCAGGTACTTGCTCGTAATATGTGCTTCTATATCCTTCATGTTCACTATAAACAAAAAGCCGCCCAGATAGCTCCTTATTTTAACAAGGATAGGACTACAGTTTTACATGGCATTAACACCTTTGTAAACGATATAGAGGTAGTACCTTACTATATGGAGCAATATGAGAAGGTAAGAAGCAAAATAAAGATTCCTAAATTATATTCAGATAACTATTAAAACAAACAAAATGCTATCATCATTCGCACACATGAACGAAACAGACAAAAAAATCTTTGTCGCAAAAATCATCCACAACATGAGCTACAGCCAATCAAGTTTTGAAACTATGGAGGCTATAGTTAAAATGTGGGAACAATATCCAATCAGAAAGGCTCAATTTTTTACACAACAAAATCAATTAACAAATGGAATTGCAAACAACTAACACACAGATTCAAGCTCCTAGTTACCAAATGGTCAACAAGGACTCTATGCTTTCTTTATCTAACGAGCTTAAACGCTTTGTAAAGGATGCACACTTAGTATCTAACATTAAGGGTAAGGACTATTGTAACGTAGAAGCCTGGCAGATGGCTGGAGCTTCATTAGGCTTATTCCCTATCATTACAAGCGTACAAGACTTATCAAGTGAAAAAGAGATTAAGTACATGGCTACTTGCGAAGTTAGATCATACCAAGACAATAAGTTGGTATCAGTAGGCATAGCAATATGCTCTAACAAAGAGGGTAGCAAAAAATTCTTTGATGAGTATGCTATCCTATCTATGGCACAGACTAGAGCAGTAGGTAAAGCATTCCGTAATCAATTAGCATGGTTGATGAAAGCTGCTGGATTTGAAGCGACACCTGCTGAGGAGATGGACTTTGTACATGAAGAGCCAAAAAAAACCTCTAAGCCAGTACAAGAGGTAGTAGCTGAAATCTTACAAGATGAGCCTACAAGAGAAGAAATAATGATGGAAGTAGCTAAGTGTACTAAGGTTAAGCAATTGACTGACATATACTTTACTTACAAGCAATCATTTGATTCTGATGAAACATTGATGAAGGTATTAAAAATGAAAAAAGAAAACCTAAAATAAAATGAATTTAACATTATTACCAAAAGTAGAACTTAGTTCTATAGAACCGAACAAATTTGCTATTGAGTTAATCAAGTCGCAGATAGTAGATCACTTTACACAAACTGGTGAGTCACCATTAGAGTTACTCGTTAAGTCTGAGGCTGTAGTACAGCTTTTAGAAGGCATTAGAGCCGATTTAAAAGAGTTAGTATTAGATGAGCTTAGTAAGTATCCTGGAGGCAAGGCTGAGGTCTTAGGAAGCGAAATGGCTAAGTTTGAATCAGGTGTTAAGTATATCTATGACCAAGATTATACTTGGAGCAAGATGAATGA